ACGACCGTCTACTTTGACGGTGAACGAGTCCCCTGTTGAAGTCTCTCCGTATGCCATAAGGAATCCTTTCGGGTGTTCCTACGATAATGTTGTAACTGTCCCGCTACATGTTCGGCAGTTCCAGACCCATCTGGTTCTGCAACTGCGCCAACAACTCTGGCGGTACGCCCCCGGTGGCCTCAAAGACCTGATCGGGGACTGGACCCGGACCCATGCCGCCACCCATAGGTGGTGGTGGCATTCCTCCCGGTGGAGGTGGACCCGGAGGCGGTGCCCCAGCAGGCGCGCCTTCAGGCGCTGCGGGCTGCTGTTGCTTCATCATAAACTTGTCAGGATTCTTTACCCCGAACCCGTCTTGCAGAACATGCCGGGCCAACTCAAACGGGTCGATAACAGTTCCGACCAGTGGACCGACAGCGTTCATAAGCGAAATGGCTTGCTGCCGACGGGCAGTCTCATTCATTGGCTGCGTCGAACCACCCTCAACAGAGTAGTCGTACTCACCCAGTATGTCATCCCGCGTGTAAGCGACAAAGAATCGTTTATCGTCCTTGCCGGTGATGCGAACCATTTGTTCACGCGTCATGTACTGCTGCAACAACTGAATGACCTTACGGGCCACATAGCCGATAGACAGTTCGATCTTCGCCAACTTGTCGGATGCTCTGGCATTGCCAGCGTCTGCAATGATGCTGGCTTCCGTCGCCGTACGACGAACCTCCGGCATTTGACCGCGCGCATATTCGGAAACACCACTTACAACATTGATGTCACCTTCAATGATTGCAGAATGATTGTAAATCTCCGGTGCCAAAGGCACCTGCGCCAATGGAATGACCACATCGGAAAGACTACGGTTCTCGTCCACAACCGGCACGAACCGACCATCAGTATCAGATTCTAAAGCCTCACGGCCCTCCGGGCCGAACGAACGCTCATGGTACAGATACTTTCGTGCATAACGCTTACGGTGGTTCACCATCTGCGTTCTGGTCATGTTCAGTTCTTCTTGAAGCGATTCAATTGCCTCCAAGTCCCCCATCGGGTAGAACTGATCTGGCACATCATAGTTGCGCAACATGACAAACGGGATACCGAAGTCATACGGCATCGACACCGGATCCAGAAGGAATGTTTCCCCGTCATGGGAACAAACAGAAATAGTACCGTTCTTTATGTCATAGTATTCATACAGCGTGACACGATCCGTGGATTCAGAATACTGCTCGCGCTCGTAGTCGGAATCCCACCGCATCTTCAGGCCAGCGTCGGCTGTCAAAGTCCGACGCGCCTGCGCCTTGAACCTCTTGTCCTTCTTCACCTCCGCCAACGGGCGGACAATCCGCTGCGCAACCCACTTGGCATCCTCCAAGCAGGTCGCTTCAGGATCAACAAACATGTCAAACGGAGAAACGCGTTCAACAAATGCCTGATCTTCCACGATCTCCACCATCGTAGAAGGAACCGAATCAACCAGATCCTGTGACGATGGCAAACTCCCAGCCAACTGCGGATTCACCGCAGCAAAGTCATCAACCTCCGTTTGGGCGCTGTCCAAACGAGATCGACGTTCATCGCCAGTCATCTGGCGTTCAACCTCAACGAAACGCCAACCAACCTTGAGCCAACCATGACCCACTATCAGAAAGTCCTTGACGGCACGCCGGAAAGATTTCTGATAGTCGTGATGCCGCCACAAATAGTTGACAACAGACTCAACGAAAATGGCCCGGTCTTGATCCTGTTCCTGATTTGCCTGAACCGTGATCTTCGGATGGTTCACAGCGACAGATGGTTCGATCACGTTTACCGTCGAAAACGCCAGATTTACTGACACGCGATCCGACCCATCGGATGGATCACGAACACCGAAATAGGTTTTACCCCGGTACAAGTCGATCAGTCGATGCCACTTGGGGTCGTACCCTTCTTCGGTACGCCACCGTCGGGCCATCTCCAATCGGTCATGGACCTCTTCGTAATGTTCGCTTTTCGCCATCAGGCGGGTGCCCTCTCAGGTTCTATCCCTGCCGCACGAGCCTCAGCGATGACCTTTCGTTCACGTTGGCGCAAAGTCAAATGCTGCTCATCTGGGGGCAGCATCTCACGCATCGTGCGTCCAGTCACAACTCTGACTCCTAACAACTTTTGGCGCCACTCCCATAGACCCGCCATCTCGGCGGCGTCCTTAGGACCATGCAGAGACTCCACGTACTCATGGAACTCTACATATGTGGCATCCGGGGGAAGGATCAAGTGCTGTGAACGGCACCGCTGGGCTGCGAGGCGGACGGCTCAACCTTGCCCGTTTCACCGTGCTGGTTGAACGGCGTTTCGCGCCCATGCACGCCAGAACCCAACTTGCCGGGATGAGCGTTGTCAGCACCCTCTTTCACAGTTGCCTTCTGTGATCCACCCGGACGGGCAGGACCATTCCACAACTGAGCGGTGTTCAACCTCATCGTTGCACCCATACCGGACGCGTTGTACTTGTTTGGCTTGCTCAAGGACTTTCCCTTTCGTTAGATTGTCCTACACATACACTCAGGCTGTCCCACGAAACGAGTTAGTGCCGATATTACTGTTCTCCGGATCGTTCGACGGGATCTGTCTACGCCACCAATCAAACGTGAACGTATCATCAATCTTCTGAACAAACTCTGGGATAAACGCATACTTCCGCATCTGGTTTGCCAGAGCCAACGCCATCACCCGATCATCATAAGGCGACCCCGACATTGAACCGCGTTCATTGCGAGTAAATGTTCGCAACTCACCAATCGTGTCCCGGCAATGCAAAATCAACTCTTCGTTCTTCAACGCCATACCCAAATCGTCAATCATCAACGGCTTGGATGTACGCGTCGTCTTCCACCCAAACTCCTGAGTCATCTTGTTCGACTCATTGTTCAAAGAACGCTTACGAAACAGATTGGGGTACCCCAACTGGCGCAACTGCACAATCGTCGTCAACCCATGATTGTTCGACTCCACACAACACAAAGCATTCCCGTACCAGACACCAATGTTGTAAACCTCATAGGCCAACTCGTCAGGCGGGATACGACCATGCCAGATAGCGACCTGTTTACCCTCCTTGACATCAATAACCTGCACGCACGAATAGTCGCCATGCCCCAAACCCTCCGCCGTATCCACACCCAGCGTGTAACCACTCCACCGTTTAGGACGTTCCCACACCGTCAGCATCGAAACTCCAACACATTCTTCTGAATCTCATGCAAAAAGCCCTGTTCGCCCTCTTTCAAGTGAATAGACATCCGTTCCAGCACATCTAAGTCAAAAACAGGGTTCCCTGACCTTACAAACGCCTCTTCAGCACTCGTCGGGTACTCCTGAGCCAACTGCCACGGCAACATGGAGTCCTTTTTCGACTCATACCACGAAATGTCGCGGTCCTCAGACGCAGACCACGGAAAAAACATCGAATCGAAGCGATTATTCCCCGTCGTGGCACCCACCCATAGTTGGTGAAAGAAGTTTCCGCTTCCATTTGCCGTACTAAGACCAATGATTCGGCCTCCGACATCAGCCACTGGTTCGATAGAGGCCCATGCCTCTTCAGGGTTGGGTAAGAACGCCCACTCATCAACTACAACCAGACTCGCGGACTCACCGCGAGCAGGATCCGACGCCGAAGGCATCGAAGCGATCTGAGAACCATTACTAAAACCCATCCTCTGCTGATGCTCAACAACCGACTGAGGCCCACGCGCCAACAACCAATCCGGCATATGTTTGAAACCATACTTCGTCTTCTTCAACAACAACACCGACTCCCGCTCCGTACGCGACAAATCAATGATGTTCTGGTCATCGTGAAAAAACGCCAACCAAAACTGGTGAGCAGCAACCAACGTCGTCCACCCAATCTGACGGGCCTTCAAAGTCAACGAATAACGGTTATTAGCCCACCGATTCAAAGCCTCAGACTGGGCACCCCGAAGATCAAACAGTATTCGACCACGAGCAGGATGGGCAATATGCCAATACATGCGCAAGAAATACGACTCATCCGCAACACACTTCCTCCACTCTGCCTCCTGACGAAGTTCACTCAGACGACCCATCTAATCGAACAACGACTGTAACATCCGACCCAAACCCCAAACCATAAACGCAATACACGCGAACAGGGTCGTCACCACCCCGCACAACACCCAATCCCTCACTGACACGACTCGCAAACCTCCGGGTCTTCCAAACCGCACTCCAAAGGTTCCTCATCGTCAAACGGGTCAACGACATAATACGGCACCCACTTCCCCTCATGCAACACATGCCCCGGCATGTGACCCACTACTTCCGCTTCTTGACAGAAGTAACCTTCTTACCAGAACGCTTAGCGGCAGCCTTAGCAGCCGCCTTACCCCTAGCAGAATACGAATAACTCTTATTACCGACCTTAGGCACTCTTCACCGTCCTCAAATGGCGTACTTCAGCCTCCAAGGCTGAAGCCAACTCTTCATCTGAAAAGCCCGCAATGTCCCGCTCGTCATCAACAACGATCTTACGCTTCGGAGTGAACTTCTCAATATACTGCAAATACAAAGACGCAGCCTTCACATCGCCATCGGAAGCCCTCTGCCAGAGCGAGTCGATCACGCTCTGAACCCGTTCCGGGTTGATGTTCAGTTCTGCGGCGCCACGGTCCCATTCTTTGATGAACCGGTGGTCGCGTTTGATTCTTCTCAGGGAATCTTCATGTATCTTGTTCTCGGCTGCCCACTCACGTTGCGTTCGTGGTTCACGCTCTGGTCCTTTCAGAAGCCATTCCAGAAAGTCCTGCCACCGGGGCGGCATGATTTGCTGGCCTGCTTCTTCATCCCATTGCCAGCCTCGCCCACCACCGTTCTGTGGCATTACTCTTTTTCCGCCCAGTTCTGTTCAATGAGACTCATCATGCGTTCAGCGTCCTCACGGTC